ACTCGTAACAAAGATTATGGTGATGCTGTGGACAACCACGAACATATCGCCCGCATCTATAATGCTATCACAGGACAACGTCTTACAGCGAGAGACATCACTCTGGTCCACCAGGCGACGAAGTTAGCAAGGCGACAAACAAGTCCGTTGAAAAAAGATCACTACATAGATAACATGGCGTACGTCGGTATCGAATACGAATGCGCTGTGAAGGAGAAGAATAGTGGACTTAATCACTCTTGATTTTGAAACATACTACAACAAAGAGTATTCTCTAAAGAAACTGACGACGGAAGAATACGTACGCGACCCTAGGTTTGAAGTGCTTGGGGTCGCTATAAAAGTTAATAACAGAATAACGGAGTGGGCAAGTGGTACACAGGAACAACTTAAGACGTTCTTACAGAGGCACGACTGGAACAACGCGATGGTATTGGCTCACAATACTATGTTTGATGGTGCTATCCTCTCTTGGGTATTTGATATTAAACCTCGTGCTTATACTGATACAGTTTGCATAGCGAGAGCTGTCAACGGAGTTGAGGAGAGCGTATCGTTAAAAGCATTGTCAGAAAAGTATGGCGTGGGTAAGAAGGGTGATGAGATACAGAACACTCTCGACAAACATAGACAAGACTTTACCGACGAAGAACTAGAACGCTTGGGTGACTATGCTGTCAATGACGTGGACTTGACATACGACTTGTTTACAATCATGGCGAAGGGGTTCCCAAAGAAAGAACTTAAGCTTATTGACTTGTCACTGCGTATGTTTGTAGAGCCTGTTTTGGATCTGGATCTGGACTTGTTAGAAGACCATCTCAGCAACACACGTCAACGTAAGGAAGAACTACTGATGGACGCTCGTGCATCAAAAGAAGATTTGATGAGTAACGACAAGTTTGCAAAGTTACTTGCTGCATATGACGTAGAGCCACCTAAGAAGTTAAGCCCCACCACAGGCAAGGAGACATGGGCTTTTGCGAAGTCGGACGAAGAGTTCAAACGCCTGTTAACACATCAGGACGAGAGAGTTCAATCACTTGTTGCGGCCAGGTTGGGTAATAAAAGCACACTTGAAGAAACGCGAACGCAAAGATTTATAGACATAGCAAAACGAGGCACTTTGCCCGTGCCTGTTAGATATTACGCGGCTCATACAGGACGTTGGGGCGGTGATGATAAGATAAATTTACAGAACTTGCCAAGCCGTGGCACGAACGCAAACATGCTAAAGCGTGGCATAATTGCACCACAAGGATATTCTATAATAGACGCGGATTCGGCACAGATAGAGGCAAGAGTGTTGGCGTGGCTTGCCGAACAAGACGATTTGACAGAGGCGTTTGCCAAGGGTGAAGATGTTTACAAGAAGATGGCATCAAAAATATACGGTGTAGCAGAAAGCGAAATTACGAAAGACCAACGATTTGTTGGTAAAACCACAATCTTAGGCGCAGGGTACGGCATGGGAGCGCAGAAGTTCCAAGACCAACTTAAGACATTTGGATTTGACATGGAGCTACATGAAGCACGACGTGTCATAAAGATATACAGAGAAACAAACCACAAGATAAATAAACTGTGGCGTGACGCTCAGTTGTTTCTAAAAGATGGTAACACGTTTGGTCTGTATGGTGTTTTGTTTGTAGAAGATGGCAAGATACTTTTACCTTCTGGACTACACTTACGCTATGACGATCTACGATTTACTACTACAGACAAAGGCGTGGAGTTTGACTACAAAACAAGGCGCGGTCGCACCAGAATATATGGGGGTAAAATAATAGAGAATGTATGCCAAGCGATAGCTCGTTGCATTATTGGTGAACAAATGTTACAAATAGCAAAGAGGTATAGAGTTGTCTTGACAGTGCATGATAGTATTGCGTGTTGTGTCAAAGACGAAGAGGTGGACGAGGCACAGCAATACGTCGAAGAATGTATGCGTCAGCCACCAGAATGGGCAGAGGGTTTACCGATAGATTGTGAGTCGGGGACAGGCAAATCTTATGGAGAATGTGATTGAGTATAGCACCTTGGTCATATAGTAGAATGAAGGCGTTTGAACAATGCCCCAAACAGTTCTACCATATGAAAATAGCTAAAGATTATAAAGAGCCACACACAGAGGCGATGCGTTACGGCACGGAACTGCATGCTGTAGCGGAGGACTTCATACGTGATGGAACACCAATACCAGATAGGTTTGCCTTTCTCAGAGGCCCCCTCGAAGCACTTGGACGCAGGCAGGGTAACAAGTTTACAGAGATGCGTATGGGTTTGACCGCAGAGCTTGAGCCTTGTGGGTTCAGAGATAAAAACGTGTGGTGGCGTGGCATAGCAGACTTGGTAATAGTTGACGACACAAAAGCATGGGTGGTAGACTATAAGACTGGACGTAACGCAGAATATGCGGACAAAGGACAACTGGAGCTTATGGCTATGGCTACATTTAAACACTTTCCCGCAGTGGAACAAGTCAACGCGGCTTTGATGTTTGTCGTTGCTAACAAATTTATAAAAGCAAAATACACAATAGATATGTTGACAGACCTATGGGATAAGTGGTTAGCTAACTATAAACGTATGCAAGTCGCACATGACAACGATATATGGAACGCACGACCAAGTGGATTATGCCGTAGGCACTGCGCGGTCATAGAGTGTGTTTACAATGGGAGTAACTGATGCCGTACACTAAATCACCCAGACCATACAAGAAGGAATATAAGAAGCAAAAAGAACGTGGAGAACACCCAGCTAGAATGGAGCGACAACGTGCGAGAAGAGCGTACGACAAGAAAGGTATCAATCGTAAGGGCAAAGACATATCACACAATAAGATGTTAAGCAAAGGTGGTTCAAACAAAGATGGCACAAGGCTAGAAAGCCCCTCAAAGAACAGAGCAAGAAACGGACAGAAGAAGAAAAAGAAATGAAAAAGAAAGACCCTAAAGTCGGAACAGGTAAGAAACCAAAAGGAACAGGAAGGAGGCTTTACACAGATGAAAACCCCAAAGATACAGTCCCTATTAAATTTGCCACTGTGGCAGATGCCCAAGCAACTGCTCGTAAGGTTAAGCGTATCAATAAGCCGTATGCTAGGAAGATTCAAATCCTTACTGTGGTGGAGCAGAGAGCGAAAGTCGCAGGAAAGCCAAGGCAAGCCGCCATCGCAAAAAGAGCAAAGCAAGAACTCAGAGCCAAACACGAAGCGAAAAAGGGGGCGACCAAGAAAAAATGACTAGACAGATACAAAACAAACTAAAGAAAGTAGCGAAGGGTCTAAGCAAAGCGTCAAAGACTCATGCAAAACAGGCAAAGACTATACAGTCGGTGCTAAAGACCAAGAAGAAAAAAGTAAAACGTAATGGTAGCTAGAGTAGAAACTATAAAAAAGAAGATCAAGCAAGGTAAGAAGTTAGGGTTTAGCGAGAGAGCCAGAGCCGTCAACAAAGGTATCTTACCTAGCAAGGCAAAAAAGAAAAAGAAGAAATGAGAAAGAGAAATGCAAATAATAGACAACAAGGCTTTACTGCTACGGTTACGTGACCCTGACAAAGTCGTAAATGCTATACCTAAAAGCAAAGCTGTGGGTGACAATCAAGTGGTTGTTAACTGGGGTTTGGAAGAGGCAAGGAGCCTGAATCAGCTAGGTATAAAATCACCATCACCCATAGAAGCAAAATACACATGGACAGGAAGATACAAACCATTTGACCACCAAGTTTCGACAGCATCATTCCTCACCTTACACCAAAAAGGATTTTGTTTCAACGAGCAAGGCACAGGAAAGACAGCGAGTGCTATATGGGCATCGGACTTCCTTATGAAACAAGGTATAATAAACAGAGTGCTTGTAGTATGCCCGCTTTCGATCATGGATAGCGCATGGCGTGATGACTTGTTTACATTTGCCACACACCGTACAGTTTCTGTAGCACATGGGTCAGCAGATAAGCGTAGTAAGATAATACAAGAGGGATCAGATTACGTGGTTATAAATTACGATGGTGTAGGTATCGTACTAGATGACCTCAAAAAAGGTGGGTTTGATTTAATTATTATAGATGAAGCCACACATTATAAGAATGTCCAGACGAGGCGTTGGAAGCTACTACGTCAACTAATACATGATAACACGTGGCTGTGGATGATGACAGGTACACCAGCCGCGCAGAACCCTACAGACGCATATGGTCTGGCAAAGCTTGTTAGCCCTCATAGAGTACCAAGATTTTTTGGTGCGTTTAAAGATATGGTCATGATAAAAGTATCGCAGTTCACATGGAAGATACGACCAGACGCTACAGACATAGTGTATAGAGCGTTGCAACCTGCCATACGTTTTACGAAGGACGAGTGTCTTGATTTACCATCTATGGTGTATACAAAAAGACAGGTGGAGCTTACAGCGCAACAGAAGAAATACTACAAAGAGTTAAAAACAAAGCTTGTGTTAGATATCACAGGTGAACAAGTAACAGCTATAAACGCGGCTGTAACTCTTAACAAGTTACTGCAAATATCAGCAGGGGCAATCTACACAGACGAAGGCGACGTGTTAGAGTTTGACATAAAGAACAGATACAAAGTGCTACGCGAGGTGATAGATGAGTCTAGTCAAAAGGTTCTTGTATTTGTACCTTTCAAACATGCCATAGATATACTGACAGATAAACTACGTTCGGAGGGTATAGCCACAGAGGTCATACGTGGAGATGTCCCTGCATACAAGCGCACACAGATATTTAAAAGGTTTCAAGAGGAGACCGACCCAACAGTCCTGGTGATACAACCACAAGCAGCATCACACGGTGTTACGTTAACACGAGCTAACACAGTGGTGTGGTGGGGGCCAACGAGTTCGTTAGAAACATACGACCAAGCAAACGCACGTGTGCATAGGTCAGGACAAACACATAAATGCACAGTCGTGCAACTACAAGGTTCTGATGCAGAAAAGCACGTATT